TAACAAATTCCCCACTATCTAAGGCCCTACTAAATGTAAGTACTCCCGTTGTACTATTCCACTTAACTTGCTCGTCTACCGGAGTTCCGCTAGTTATGATCGCTTGGCAATCTATACCGCCTCTAGATACATAAACGCAGTCCTTCCCAATCATATCGGTCCAAGTGATCGTAGTCTCGCCGCCGGCCGCCGTATATTCCTTATTGTAAACATATCCTCCGCGAATAATAATTCCCGCCGGATTAATGCTAGTCCCCGTAGTACCGTAAGCGCCGGTCCCTTGTAAACTAACGCTATAAGTCGCCGCATCTTTATAAGGAGCGTTAATACCTATACTAGTTATATTACAAATTCCGTTTATTATTACTAACCCGTCTGCGCCGTTGTCTATTACGAAATTAATTTCGATAGGTTCTCTAGCTAATTGTTTATTAAGCATAAACAAATAAGAGAAACCGCTTAAAATAACTAATCCGTCGCAAGTTACGGTCCAAGTCGCTATATCATTTTTATACTGTCGGAACCAAGCCGAAGTAATAGAGGTAACCTCTACTTGATCTACATTAACGCTAAAAGAACAGTTTGTAGAGCAAGCAAACGCGACGTCTACTTCCGGATCTACGTCCGTTCTATGCCAATAAAGCATAACGTTTTTACCATTTACGGGATTTGCCATATATCAAAGTTAAAAAATATTTAATTGTAGATTCCAAAAAGGCCCAAGTTGTCCCGTATCGGTAATATATTGAATAAAAGTAAATACGGGTTCCTCGTCGTAAAATATTTCTATTAGTTGAACTCCTCTAACTTGATCGTAATAAGAATTAGTAGTTAATCTATTTAAAGCAAACTGTTTTCCATTATAAGATAAGTTCCCCGTAGAAGGATCGGTTACCGTATAAACTTTATCTAAATTAATATACCCGTTATCCGATTGTATTGCTCCTAAGTCTGCTTCTAAAGTGGCTATGTTTCTTTGGTAAATCTTAATATATTGATAAGCTATAAAAGTAAGCGGCTCGATTCTACCTTCTATTAGATATTCAAAATACCAATTCTTTAAGAATATTCCGCTACTATTAAATAAAGAACCTAACGTTAAAACTTGCATACCGTTAGCATTTGGATAAATTTGTCCGTAGGGAATTTCAAATACTTTAAGCGTAGATTTTTGCTCCGTAGTTTCGTTAGATACTACTGCATATTGTACGTCCGTTTGGCTTTGAGTTAATGTAAAGTTTCTTAGTTCGGTACTATTATTTTCTACTAATATTTTAATATTTAAATAACCCATTAAAAAGTTAGCACTAAATAAACCAACAAAAAAAGGAGGAATAGTTAAACTAAAACTAGCCCAAGGATCGCTACCGTCCCAAGCCGGAAACGTTATATATGTAGCCGCGTTAGTTTGCCAATTTCCGCTATTATCTAAATATTTATTCCCCGATCCCGTATTTAATAAAGCTACTTGGATTTTCATAGCTATCGAATTTTTATGTTCGACGCTAAAATTTAAAGGGAATCCTCCAACGTAAGGAGTATAATTATAAAAAAGAGGGCCGGCGGCTAATATTTGTAAAATGGCGTCTCCGGTTCCCGCAGATAAATAGTAACTATTAAATTGATCGTCCGGATATTCTATAACGTAAGCAGTAGCCGTTCCGGTAAGAGTAGTAAACCAACCAATCGCGCCAAGAGGCGGTACAGTTCCTATAACTGTTTTTAAATCTGCATTATGTATTAAATTAATAGGAGAACTATATCTATTTCTTAACTGAATATTATAAAATCCCTTTCTTAATATTTTAGTTTGACTATTATCTATAAAGTGAACGTTCCCGTCTTCATAAGGCGCTATATTAATTACATTATCTAAATATCCCGAACTGTCTATCGTTATCGCAGATCCTACGTTATATTTTGTATAATACCTAGTTGGGGCCGCTACCTCCATAGTAGAAGTAATCCACCAATCGCCGTTAGATTGATACATTCTGCAATTAAAAGTCCTTAACATATTTTCGATAATATCGTAATAACTTACTCCTACGAAATCCCTCCTATATTGGTAAATCTGCGAAAAAGGCTCGTTATAAGATCCGTTACCTCTATTTAACATTCCTTCCGCATAAAAAGAACAAGCAATAACTAAATAAAGGTCCTCCGGATAACCTAATAATCTTAAAGCGTCGAAAACTATTTCTATCCATTGTTGCGTAGTATTAATACTCGCGGCTACTATGTAAACTTGATCCTCTAAAAAAGAAATAGCGTCTATGCAAACTAAAGACGCTTGATTTATTCCCGTACTAAAACCAATTTGAGAATAATCATTAAATAAAAACCCCCTCCAAATAACAGTAGAGTCCTCTTTATAAACTACCCAATATTTACGATCGTTCTTACTAAGTACGTCCGGAAATTGGTCGTAGTCGTCTTCGGTTTCTAGTATTATAGTAAAATTTAATTGAGAACTTATTATAGACGGGTAAGGGTACTCTTCGCTAGAGTTTGGTTGTAATACAATTTCCGAAGGAGTATAGGTTTTAACTATATCGTCGACGTAGTCTTGCTCGTAAATTTCTATTGTTTGAGTGTTCTCATTTCGTAGAATTTGGCTTATAGTATATCTTAGTCCGTATGCCATTATGCTAAAGATATTGATTGTCCTTTTAAATTAGACGCTTTCTGCGCTCTATTTGTTGCTAGTAATAAATCTTGTCCTCTTAATACAAAATGACCGCCGCCCGATCCTCTACCCGAAGACATAGATCCCGCACTAAAAGTCTTAGTTAACATTCCGGTTAATTTACTTAAAGGGATAATAGCCTCCGGACCGGCTTCCCCTACTAGGCCCATAGTTGGACCGGTAACTATACCGCCGGTAGCAAAAGGAATAACTCCTATGTTTGCCGCCGCCGCTACGGCTCCCGCTCCTCCGCCCGAAGACGCATTTAAAGCGGTCATAATAGCCTTAAAAATAGCCGCCTTAATTACTGCGGCCGCTATATCTTCGGCAAGTCTTAAGAATTGATCGCCTAACGCCTCTAGTACATTTTGCCCGTTTTTAAGCGCGTCAAAGAAACCCATAATAGCGTTAGTAGCCATTCCCGAAACTGTGTCGGCAAAGTTCTCGTAAGCCTTTTGTCTTTTTTTCATTCCTTCCGCGTCGTTATCCGCTATCATTTTATTAATAGCCATTGTATTACGAGCGGTCCTTAATGGATCTAAGGCTTTCTCGGCCCCGCCCGTATACTTATCAGTAGTACGGAACGAAACGTCTCTAAGTATCGGAGAAGTGTCCGAAACGTCTCCTTGCGGCCTACCGCTATAATATTTATCCTCTAATTCTTTTGCAGATCCTAATAATTGTTTAAGTGCGTTTTGCGCTTCTTGCGTTTTACTTCCCGCTATTTTTTCGATAGCTTTATAAATGGCCTCTAACGATTGAACGGCAAAAGAATCCTTCGCCCCCTTCTCGCTAATCATTCCATTTAATAACTGAAATTGAGCGCTATTTAAAGTCTCTTTAAGATTGTTTAATACCTTTTGAACCTCGGTTAATTTATCTGCGCTTCCGCCTCCGGCTAGTTTGCCGTTACCGGTCATTAACGCAAGGAATAAAGGATTTTGCGCCCCCTTATCTAAGGCCGAGTTCATTTGATTAGTAAGACTTAAAATATCGTTACTTTGAACTATCGCTTGCGTCTTTAAGTCTCTTAATTGCTTGGCCGTAAAAGTTACCTTATCCATTCTACTAGCCGACTCTATTTCCATAGAGGAACCAATACTAGAAGGCGCTTGAGCGGATTCGTTCATTGACGCCATAAATTGCGCTCTAGCTTTAGTTACGCCTTCTTGCGTCTTTGCTAAAGCTATCGACTTGTCCGCTATTTCATTTCTATAACGTTCTACGATTGCTTGTTGAATAAGTGCCGCCGTATACTGTTTAACCGCTTCTTTAGCGTCGTCTATATTTTTAATTTGATCGCCGTAACCTTTACTTACTCCGTTAAGAATATCCCTAACTCCGTTAAGGGCCTTTACTCGTTCTGCGTCGGTTAAGTTAGCATTTTGAGAAAGTTTAATAAGGTTCTCTAATTTTATACCTTGGTTTACTGCGGCTTCTTTAGATTTCTCTAACGCTTTAGCGTACTCTTCTTGGGCCTTTTTAGCCTCGTCTACGGCTTTTTTATTCGTGAATAGTTTATCCCCAAAGGCTACAAATAAAGACGAAATTACGCCCAAGGCTAGGCCTATACCGGCCGGACCGGTCATAACTGCTAATAAACTTTGGAACGCCTCTTTATTTGACGTAGAAGAGGACCTTAATCGTTGGAATGATTCTAATAAAGGGTTAAGGTTATTCGCTATACCTATAAACCCATAAGGGGCATCTTGCGCTACCCTAGATAAGTTTATTAAAGACTGCGTCGCTTGATCCGTACCGCCTTTAGCCTCTACAAACTTAGTTTTTAACCCCGCCGTCGATTTTGCCAAATCCTCGATAGCCTTTAACGCTTCCTTATTGTCGGCGGTTATTATCAGTTGTAAAGTTTCTTGGGCCATTTTATTTTTAGTTTACTCCGTACAATTTTAACGTATTAGCTAACTGTTGGTTAGTTAACATAACCTTCTCTTCTTGTTCGACGCTATCGTCTAAATCCGGAATATGCCAAAACGATTGTAAAGACTTGGGGGATTGGTCCGCAGTATTGCTTAAGTATATGATATAGGCTAGATTTCTAGTTCTAGCCCATTCGTTTAATTCTCTTTTTTCGACACCTAAAACCACTATACTATAATCCTTCCAAGTCATATCCCAAAACTCGCTAGGCCTTATCCCACATTCCGCCGCTTTAACTAAAACGTCGTCCCAATTAAGGCTTACTCTTTTTTTTTTCCGCTTTAGCGACGGGGCCTTTATTTACTTGTAATAACGTATTATCTACTATGTATTTAATGTAGTCCACTAAAGGACCGTCTTGTCTAAATACTCCTCCTACTTCGTCTATCCAATCGCAAACGTCGTCTTCCGTAAATACTACTTCCTCTTTATTGCTAGTACAAGCCGACTCATATCCAATATGAACTAACTGTACTAACGTATTAAGGTCGTAGGCGGCTCTAGTAAGTACGTCAAAATATTGATCTATTGTAATCTTATTTTTATCCGTAAACCTACGCATAGCCCAAGTCCCCCACTTTAAGTGGATTTCTTTTTGCTTCAATAACATTTTATACATACTGACTATTTTTTATACGGTTTCGGTTTGAGTTAATGGAGGTAAAGTAACTACGAAAGTCGCCGAGAACTTAACGTCGTCTTTATCTGCCGCGTTAACGTCAAAGTTAGAAATAAACACTTGACCGCTATAAACAATATCGCCCGCAGTTGGAGTAGCCTTACCCATTTTCATATTAAAAGAGGTTCTAGCCGCGTGCGCCGCGTATAATTGTTGGTAACTATCTTTTGAAGGAGTACCGGTTTCGTCTATTGCGAATCCTTCGCCTCTAAAAGATTGTGTAAATGCCGGTCCCGCTTGGAATTGATCGCCACATTTAGAAGTTGCGTCGATTGTGTTAACAGTCGAGGTCATTGTGTTAGAAGTTAAACACGCTACCGGTTTAAACGTTCCGTCGTTGTCAATGTCAGCTAAAAGGATATAGTCCCTTGCCGATACTTTAGTTTCTGCCATTTTATTTGGTTTTAATTTTGAGTTATTGTTAAATTATAAATTATTAATGTCCTAAAAACGTTGTCTATTGGATTTAATCCGTCTATATTTCTTACACTTTGAACGTATAAACTAGAACAGTAAAAGCCGTTAGCTAGTGTTATCGTAGTGTCGGAATTAATATTCGCTAATATTAAATCGCTTATAGTCTCCGCTCTTTTATAACCAAAGTTAGCATTTTTTGTAACAATGTCTACGGTCATAGTTACGGAGTTAGTATAACCCGTTTTTCCTTGTTCTTGACTTGAACTTCTACCGTCTAAAATAAGGTATTCGTTTCCGGCTCCTTCGGGTGCCATACCGTCGTAAACGTCTAAGTCGGTTATACTAACTAAGTTAGTATAAAACCATTTTTTTATATCTATATTAGGATTAAGCATTTAATAACTTTTTTAATTTATTGAATAGTAACGGCTTCTCGTCCTCATAAGCGGGAATTAAAAACGGTTGCGCTCTTAATCCATTCTTAAGTATTTTAAACGCTAGAAATCTAGCTAACTTTTCGTCTTCGCTCTTCTTTACTTTTGCCGATCCCGTTCTTTTTATCTTACTAGCTTTTCTAGTAGAAACGTCGTAAGACGTAGCTTGATAAGTTCCCGCTAATCCTTTACGTTTTACCCATACTATTAAGGCTTGAATAAAGTCCTCTAAAGTTCCCGATCCTTTGCCTTTAAACTGTACGGCGAAATTTTCATATCCCGCCGGAATAGAAACTTTACCTCCGGTCCCAAACTCTACATAAGGCGCGTAACTTGCGCTCGCTATTACTTTATGCGTTAGTCCTCCGGTATCGCTTACCGAATGTATACTTTGCCTTAAAGTACCCAAATTAACGGGCGCGTTTCTCTTTGCCTTTGTTTCTATGCGTAAAGCGCTAGCAGACATTTCCGAGATTATTTCTACTCTTAGGTTATTATCTAAACTATTTAACCTCTTTGTAAGGTTATCTAATCCGCTTAAATTTAAAGCAAATCCGGCCATATTAAAAGTATATTTCTATTTCGTAATATCGTCTCGCGTCGTCTACATTTTTAATAGAGTGGATAGTATACCTTTCTCCTTCGACTTCTATTTCGTAAGCGTCGGTTATTGTAACCCCAAAACGAATATATAATCTACCAAATCTAGTAAAGCTAAGTTCCGATTCTAAAAGGCTTCTATTCTGCGCTTGCGGCCTAAAATCGCCCCAAACTGTTTCTTGTAGTGCAAACGTAGTAGTAAACCCTCCTTGGCCGTCGCTAGTCCTTGTAGGCGCATAAAGGCCTACTAATCTATTCATAGAGTTAGCGTCGACGTAATTAGTTTTATTTCTGCCTATTCTCATAAATTATATTATTGGGCTTGTTCTAGTCCAACGTTGACAAACTCGCCAAGCCTTTTCGCAAATACCCATACCGTCCACTTCTAGACCTCTATTCTCATAACCGTAGCTTACTTGATCTAAAATAGCTATTTTAAGTTCCGTAGGGACCTCGCCTTCGGGGAACCCGCAAGAATAAGTAGCTTTTAATTGCGGCCACATTGGACGCGCTAAACTTGGATATTGACCTCCTACTAATCTATAATTAGCCGGATCTATTTCGTCGCCTTCCTCGTTTAATAGTTCGGTAAATTCTTGCATTGGGCCATATTGAAATTGAAACATTCCGCTAAGATTAGTAAACCATACAGTAGCAATCTTAGGAACCAAACTTAAATTAGTAACCTTCTCTATGGCTTCCCTAGATTGGATTATAAGATCCTCTATTAAGTTATCTTCTACGTTATCAGTAATACGACAATATAATTTAGCCTCCTCTACCGTTACGGGTTCCGTAATGGCTCCGTCGTACTCTAGAAAGTGATCTATTATAAAATTATACATAACCTCTTTTTTACAAATTTAAACATTTATTTCTTATATAAAAAAGGGGCGTAGTTTTTAGCTACACCCCTAATTTATTATCTACTATACATTAAAACTATACGTTTCCTAAGTCAGCATAAATAGCCGAAGTAGGTTGCATTAAGTTAACGTCTTCGTAGCACTCGATACGAGCAGTTACCATATTTTGTTGGAAATTGCTAGCGTTCTCATAAGAGAACTCAATAGCTAATCCTTCTACTTCTACACGCTCACAAAAATTATTATCTAAGATAAGTACTTTGTCGTCAGTAACCCAAGAAGCGGCGATAACCGGAGTTCCCCAAATTGTCATACCACCGTTAGGATTAACGATAACCGAACCACTACCCGCGTAGTAACCCGCAGTAATAGTCTCTTTTAATAAACGACCTAATTGACTAGGGCTTACTAAAGCTACTGAAGCTACGAAGTTTGCGCTCTTTTGGTTTCCGATATAGTCTACTAATTGCTTTAAATCAACAGTCTCCGCAGTTGTAGTAGAACCGGTAGCGGCTCCGCTTACAGTTGTAAAGAAAGCGCTATTCTCAGCCTTGTAGAAGTCTCTAGTTAACATTCTAGGTAAAGTAGTGCTTAAGAAAGGAAGTGATCTAGCCATTTGCTTAGAGAATGTAGAGAAGCCCGCGATATAATCGTTAACTACTTTTACTTCGCTTAATGCGTAGTTATTCTCGCCTTTGTTAGAACCTTCGGTTTGTGCCGCAATATTGTTAGTAGTCGCAGTTTCTTTGTAGAATACATAAAGACCGCTAGTACTTCTAACAGTAGGGATCAAGTCGCGGAAGTTAATAGCTTGACTTGGTAAAACTGACGCGTTAGGTGCGTAAGATGCTTGCGCGTCTCCGGTTAATGAAGCCGATAAAGTCATAGACTTAGCTTCGCTTAAGTCGATACGGAATTTACCGTTTGACTTCATAGATTTTTCCATTTCGTCTAATCTACCGTCTAATTTCTCGATAATTAATTCGTCCATAAACTTAACTTCTTTTTTAGCGGCTTTCTTTTGAGCGGCTAAAACTCCGTCGATTTGGTTTTGCATTTCGTCGCGAGTTACTTTAATGTCCGACTTTAAGTCAGCGATTGCGTTAGTCGTATCGTCTTTGATAGACTTAACATTTTCAGCCATTTGGCCGATTTGATTTTCTAGTTCCATTTTTCTATTTTTTAAATAGGTTATTAAAATTGTTTATTGCTTTATATAAATCCTCGTTAGATTTTTTTTCGTCTACTATCGGCTCGACTGCTACTGCGGGTTGAGTGATTTCTTTAACTACTTCTATTTCTAAAATTTCGGATTGTATTCTCTTTATTTCTATTTCCATTAATGCGAAAGTCTCGTCCGTAAAACGGCCACTTTTAAACGCTTTTAATAGTTTTTCTAATCTATCGTTAAGGTTATTCTTACGGTCCTCGCTCTTAACGTCTAAAGTCGGAGTTTCCGGATTAGCCGCCCAAAGTACCGCAGATCCTTCGTATAGTTTTAATTCCGTAATAGTTCTAACTCCTTTCTTATCTACGCTAGAGTTAATAGTACTGAATCCTATTGAGTGTTGGTTAATTAAACCGGCGTCGTACATTTTAATTACGTCTTCGCCCATTTCGGTATCTACTATCGGAGTGATTGCGATTAACATATCGTTCTCTATGTAAAGTTGCTCCGGCTTACCTATTACCGAGTCCATTTCTGCGCAGTGATCCACTAAAGACCAAATAAGGTTTTTACCCATTGGACCGCGTTCTTTAATCGTTTTAGTAAACGCTTCCGCTACTATAACGTCGTTATCTAGATCCACATTTCCGCAACGCGCCCAAACTGTTTTAACTCTTCTTTGCGCACTATCTACGTCCATAACGGAATAGGTAGAATCTTGTTTCTCCGCTATTATGTCTTTAAATTGGTATTTTTTCATAGCTTAAATAAATTATTCGTAATTCAAAGTTATACTATTTTTTTTTATCGTAACGCCTCGGCAATTAGATCCTTTATTTGTCTTCCGGTTGTATCGTTAAATATATTCCAAATCCTACCGACGTCTCCTAGCGGGGGATTATTTTCTAGCTTTAGTAATTTACCCGAAGCGTCTCTTTGTGCCTCATAGCCTAAAGTACAACGGCAATTACAAACGTTTCCGGCGTGCGCGCTAGAGTCGCAAGGGTGCAACATTAAGTCGATATATTTAGTTCCTTTAACTGTAAAAGTCGCGTCTATTGGAACTTGAACTCCGTCTAGGCTTAAGTGATCCGTTTGATCCCTTGGAATCCTACGAGTCCTAGAGTCTTGGGTAGAAATCCACTCTTTAACGGTAACTAATCCGGTAGAAACTGCGCCTACTACCGATCCTATATTAGCCGCTCTTCCCGTTTCGGTCCTTGCAATTAACTCGGCTCTAAAATTAGTTATCCCGCTAGTTTTTAGTAGCGCGATAGATTGTTGAGTCGTTAAGTTTTGTTCTTGGGCTTGAATAAGAAAGTTTCTTATTTGTTCTTTGGTAGTGTCAGTTATTCCCTCGGCTAAGTCTTCTAGTCCTTTGGTTTCTAGATAAGCTAGAATAGTATAGGCCCATAGATCCACTAATTCCGACTTAGTCTCTAACGGACCATTAAAGGATTTAACTCCTTTTTTAACGTCTTTATAAGCGATTCCCGCCATTTTAGTACCAAGCGCAGTATGTAGCTTTTGAATAGTCTTTTTAATTGCTTTACTACTAATAGCGTTATAATCTTGCGTCTTACA